TAAATTGTGATATAGTGGAATGGCTACAAAAAGTAGTGTTTTTTGCAAAGAAACAAAGGATTTATCATGGGTTATCCAAAAATGGAGAAAGAGCCAAAGGGAGTTACATCTTCTGATCGCACAGGCATGAAGAAGGTAAGCGTTCCTATGGAAGACAAAGAAGTATTTAAAACAGGTGCAACTGGTGAGAGAGTGCCAAAGGGTGCTTTGTCTTCAGACACATCTGGTGAAAGAAAAAGACCCATCATGGGTGGTGTTGGCATGGGTAAGGCTGATGGTATTGGCGAGCGTGACGCTGGTCACATGGGCCATCACGATGGACGTTTGGGAGAAATGAACACAGGTTCAAGAGAGCACGTTGTTTACGAGCACAAGCGTTACGACCACGACCAAGATGGTATGTAAAGCGAAACCCATCTAAGTGAGCATACCTAGATGGGCTTCTAACCAAGAAAGTCAAAGGGTACTTTAATGGCTGGAAATGATTGTAAGTCATGCAGACATTTTCATGGCAAGGATTTGGGAGTTTGCAGGAGGTATCCTGTTTACCAAATGAGGCATGAGAATGAGCTGTGTGGAGAATTTGCAGAGAAAGCAGTTGCCAAGCCTTTACCTGATTCTGATGAGTCAGGTGTTTTTTCGCACATGGAAAGGCAGCTCTTAGAATTACCAGTTCTTGAAGACCCCCCAAAACGCAGAGGGAGGCCCAAGAAATGAAACCATTAAGAGACAAGATATTTGTCAGACCTGAATCAAGATTTCAAAGCACGTTATACATTCAAACTGCAGAAGTAGACACTTGTGGATACATTGTTGCAGTAGGTGATGAGGCCAAAGAAGAAGGCCTTAATATTGGTGACAAGGTTTACTTTGGGACATTAGCCAAAGACTACAAAGACGAGTATTTAAAATACCAAGAATTCAAGGACAATGACCAAAGATTATTGGTTATGTCATGGCAAGACGTTTGTTTTGTGGAGGAAATAGAATGAAAGCTGGACTTTACGCAAATATTCATGCCAAGCAAGAACGCATCAAAAAGGAAAAGGCAGAGGGAAAGCCTGTAGAAAAGATGCGTAAGGTAGGCTCAAAGGGTGCTCCAACTGCAGAAGCATTCAAACAATCAGCTAAGACCGCCAAAAAATGAAAAAGCACGATAAACCCATAGAACACAAGACAACTGGTAAGGGCAAGACTTACAACCCTACAGAAAAGGGTGCAGGAATGACTGCAAAGGGTCGTGCTGAATACAATGCAAAGAATGGTAGCCACTTAAAAACACCAGCTCCTAACCCAAAGACTAAGAAGGATGAGGGTAGGAAGGCAAGTTTCTGTGCCCGAATGGAAGGGGTTGTCAAAAACGCTAAAGGCCCTGCAGAAAGGGCTAAAGCATCACTCAAAAACTGGAACTGTTAATCATGCCACTTATTAAATCAACTAAACCTGAAGCATTTAAAAAGAACATTAAAACAGAAGTTGCAGCAGGTAAGCCTGTCAAGCAAGCTGTTGCGATTGCGTACTTAGAAAAGCGTGAAGCTGCAAAGAAACCTAAACCAATGAAAAAAGGAAAGTAAATGTTTAACTTTAGCCACTCAACACAAGAAGTTAATTTGGTTATTCAGTCTTTAGAGCACAAGATTAGAGACTTAACAGAACTACTTAACAAAATGGTAGCCCAAGCACAAGCCCAAGCACCAAAGCCAGCAGTAACTGAACAATCAGAAACACCACAATGACTGAAACTTTAAAGCCCTTTGGTAGACCAACTCTCTATGACCCTGCATATTGCGATCAAGTCAGGGAATTGGGCGCATTGGGCAAAAGTATTGAGCAAATTAGTTCTAAATTAGGTGTTTCAATTAGAACAATTTATGTATGGAAGGATGCTTATCCTGACTTTTTGCAAGCCATGGAGGATGCTAAGATAGCTGAACAGAATTGGTGGGAAGAACAAGGCCAGTTGTATATGCTTGAGCACAAGGATGGAGCAAAGCTGAATGCTAGTATTTGGTCAAGAAGCATGGCAGCAAGGTTTCCCAAGAAGTACAGGGACAATAGCAAGGTAGAGTTAACAGGAGAGGGTGGAACACCACTCATCCCAAGTATTCAGGTGACGTTTGTCAAGCCTAACGAAGTTGGTGAAAAGGATTAGCCCCTTGGATGGGTTTCATAGAAGTGTTGTCCTGTCCAACCCTGCTTTATGGGAGCACCAACTGTGAATTTGCAAGAAGCCATTAACAAGGTAGAGTTTCCTGAGAAGCTAGAATGCCTGTTTAAGCCATCAAGGTATAAAGTCTTGTGGGGTGGTCGAGGGGGTGCAAAGTCTTGGGGGATTGCAAGAGCCTTGTTGATTCAAGGTGCAATTAAGCCTTTACGCATTCTTTGTGCTCGTGAATTCCAAACTTCAATTAAAGATTCAGTTCACAAGCTCCTGAGTGACCAGATTGCGTCTATGGAGCTAACTGAGTTCTATGAGATTACTGACAGAACAATCAGGGGCAAAAATGGTTCAGAATTTAACTTTGTTGGCCTAAAGAACAACGTAGCTAACGTCAAGTCTTATGAGGGTGTGGACATTTGTTGGGTTGAGGAAGGCCAAAGCGTGTCTGCTAGGTCATGGGATGTATTGATTCCTACGGTCAGGAAAGAACAATCAGAGATTTGGGTAAGTTTTAACCCAGAGCTGGAATCTGACAATACTTACCAACGTTTCATCATCCATAGCCCAAGTGATGCTCAAGTCGTTAAGATTAACTGGTCAGACAATCCTTGGTTTCCTGAAACGTTAAGGTTAGAGAAAGATGCCCTCAAAGCTCGTGACCCAGAGGCTTATGCAACAGTCTGGGAAGGTGTTTGTAGGCAGACTGTAGATGGTGCTATCTTTGCCAAAGAGCTGCAGATGGCTGAGTTGCAAGGCAGGATTGCCAAGGTTAACTATGACCCTGTAAAGCCAGTTCATGCAGTCTTTGACCTTGGTTGGTCAGATGCAACTGCTATTTGGTTTGTCCAGTTCATAGGCATGGAAACAAGGCTAATCAGATACCATGAGACAAGCCAAGAAACGATTTCAGCGATCATGGCTAAGTTGCAGACCTTTGGCTACATGATAGATACATTGTGGTTGCCACACGATGCCCAAAACAGGACGTTAGCATCAAATGGCAAGAGCATTGAAGAAATAGTGCGTTCTTTAGGATTTAAGACTAGAATATTGGAAAGAGTGCCAATTGTTGATTCTATTAACGCTGCAAGAACAATCTTTCCTAATTGCTATTTTGATCGCACTAACTGTGAAGAAGGGCTACAAGCCTTGAGGCATTACAGGTATGAGGTCGATCCTGATACCAAAGCATTTAGCAAGACTCCATTGCACGACCAATACAGTCATGGTGCTGATGCCTTTAGGTACATTGGCTTAATGGTCAATGAGCCTAAAAAGGTAGTTAAGAAGGCAGTATATCAACCCTCAGTCAATTGGATGGGCTAAAAATGGACGATCTTGAATCAAATGGTCTAATCGAAGAAGCACAGGAGTTCTTGCATCTGTGTACTACAGCAGACATGATGAATCGTCAGGAAGCCCTAGAAGACCTTAGATTTAGTGCTGGTGACCAATGGCCTGTTGAAATTCAAAACAGTCGTACGCTTGAATCTAGGCCTTGCCTGACCATCAATAAGATAGATGCCTATGTTCGCCAAGTCGTAAACAACATCAGGCAACAAAGACCTAGAATCAAAGTCCATGCTGTAAACAATAACCAAGACATTAAGATGGCTGACATTGTGCAAGGAATGATTAGGCACATTGAGGTTAACTCAGATGCTGACCAAGCCTATGACACAGCAGTAGACTTTCAGGTCAGGATGGGATGGGGATTTATTAGGGTCACACACGATTATGTAAGCCCTGATAGCTTTGACCAAGAAATCTTCATCAAGCCTATTATTAACCCATTTACAGTTTATTTTGACCCTAATTCAGTAGCCCCTGATGGTTCTGATGCTGAAAGGGTGCTGATTTCTGAGGTGTTAAGCAAGGAAACATTTAGAAAGATGTACCCTGATGCTGACGATGGTGCTCAGTTTAACCTTAGAGGAACTGGTGATACCAACGCAGAATGGGTTACCAAGGAAGATATTCGCATTGCTGAATACTTCTACACAGTACAGAAGAAAACCAAGTTATTGATGCTTGCTGATGGCACTAAAGTCTATAAAGAAGACTTTAAAGGCAATGCAGAAGACATCATTGACCAACGTGACACCATCAAAAAAGAAATTAGATGGGCTAAAGTCACAGGTATGCAAGTGCTTGAAGAAGGTGTTTGGGCAGGTAAGCACATTCCCATTGTGCCTGTTTATGGTCAACAACTGATTGTTGAGAACAAGCGTAAGAAGTTTGGCATGGTCAGGCAAGCCAAAGACCCACAAAGGATGTACAACTTCTGGCAGACTAGCTTAACTGAGTCTATTGCCCTAGCACCAAAACCTAAGTGGTTGATTGCTGAAGGCCAAGACGAGGGCCATGAGACTGAATGGGCACAAGCTAACATCAAGAGTGCTGCAGTTCTGCGTTACAAGCAAAAAGACATTGAGGGTATGCCAGCTCCTGTGCCTACTCGCATTCAACCAGAAGCTCCTCCTGCTGGAATTATGACTGCTTCTGCCCAAGTATCCCAAGATATGCAAGCAGTTATTGGCATTGTTGACCCTAACCAGCTACCACAAGGCAATATTTCTGGTAAAGCCTTGAATGGTCAGCAACAACAGGTTGACATTAGCAATTTCCACTTTTACGACAATTTGACTCGTTCACAACGTCAGATTGGTAAGATTTGCTTGGATTTGATTCCCAAAATATATGATGCTCAACGCACAATGAGGATTATTGGGGAAGATGGCAAGCCTGATTTGGTTGAAATTAACACCTATGGGGTAGATGAAGAAGGTGTTTATAGGGTTTTAAATGACACAACCATTGGTGAGTACGACATTGTGATGGACACAGGTCCGGGGTACAACAGCAAGCGTCAAGAAGCCATTGAAAGCATGATGCCCTTGCTTGCAGCAGACCCAAGCCTGATGCAGATTGCTGGTGACTTGTTCTTCAGAAACATGGATTTTCATGGTGCTCAGACCATTGCAGACAGATTGGCAGCAGCTAATCCCATGTCCAAGATTGATGAGAAATCTAAGATTCCTCCACAAGTTCAGATGCAGTTAGCCATGTCTCAGCAGCAGTTACAGGCAATGCAACAACAAGTTCAGCAGTTGCAAATGACCATTAAGCAGCGTTCAGACATTGAAAGTGTTAAGCAACAAGCAGAAACTCAGCGTGAATTGATGAGACAGACTGCCAAAGCACACAATACTGAATCCATGCTTGAGGCCAAAGTGCATGACGTTAACATGAGGGCTGTAAGTAGCCAGAACAAGACAGAAATTGAGTCAATTATGGAGTTGTTGTTGCATCACATGGATACTGCAAGATTGGAAAAGGAAATTGCAGCTAGAAATGCTGAACAGTACCAGTATGCTAACCAAAGTGTGCAGTCTATACAGTAATTGACACAGTAATGATTTCGGTCTATATTGACCAAAAACCTTACCAGTTAGGTTAACTGGGCAAATCCTTGGATAAAACCATGTCAGACAAAGAAGCAGGACAAGT